CACCTATTGCTGTTGCTACATTACCTGGTAAAATTAAAGGCATGTTAAGATCCTAATTCTGGGAACTCTCCAATTGGTCTTTCCATGACTTTAGGATCCCCTTCATCAGCTGTATTAACATAAGTGTATAAAGTCTCTAACGCTGCTGTGTTTGATGCATTGGTGATAGATGTTTCCATCGCTGCTTGTTTGGTTCTAATTCCATTTCTCCATGTTGTAATATTACTGGGTATTGCCGTTGATTTTTCAGATTTACGTGTCACGTACCAATCAGTTTGATTTAATAAACTTTCAGCGTCTTTCTTAACTGATTGTATTAAAATATATTTTAATCCTCTTGCTTTAAGAGTATCGGTATCAGCTCCAGCTGGAGCTTCATCATTATCTATTTCATCTTGAGTCCAATTAGTATCAGCATGTGGTTTCTCCGTAGCGTCACCATATGCTGCAGTAATTGTTCCAGCAGATGCGTCATAAGTATAAGTTTGATCAGTATTAATATACCATCTTTCATCTTTTTTCTTACTATTATCAAAAGTTATTTCATAAATTCCAATAGCTTCTAGTTCTGACTTACTCCATAATTCAAATATTTTTCTTGA